TTCTATGTACTTTCATGTATTGACTTTATAGGATAGTTACCTTAAAAAGTCAACATGGGTGTTCCAAAAAGATTAACAGAAATGCAACAACGCTTCGCTGAGTTTTTAGTATTCGGTGGACCAGAAGGACCAATGACACAATCAGAGGCAGCAGTCGCTGCTGGTTATAGTCCTAATCGTGCAAGACAAGAAGGATCAGAACTTAACAACCCAAGACTATCACCACTTGTTGCAAAATATATTGGTGAGTTAAAAGAAGAAAGATTAAAAAAACATGAAGTGACTTATGAAGGTCATGTTGCAGAACTTGCTAGACTCAGAGAGGCCGCTTTAAAAAAAGGATCATTCTCATCAGCAGTGAACGCGGAAGCAAACAGAGGAAAAGCAGCAGGACTATACATAGATAGAAAGATAATAAAAACAGGAAAACTAGAGGACCTATCAGAACAAGAGTTAGAAGCAAAAATGAAACAGATATTAGACGACTACGGGCAGTTAATAAATGTGACTCCAATTAGTGAACCTTCGTTATCTTCTTCACACAAGAAGTCGGGAAAACAGACCTCTCAGAAAAAGTAATAGTACCATCATCATCAACATCATAACCTGCAAATATTCTTACAGTGTCTTTGTCTTTAGAAAACAACCAACCCTCACTTACAGGTGTAGCTAGTTTCATTTCAGTAAATTCTTTTACTGTACCCCAGCCGCCCTCAGTGATGATATCAATCCAATCGATACGTACACGTTTATATGGAAACTTAACAGCCTGCTTGACCAGCTTAGGCTTATTATAATTATTTATTCGTCTTGATTTCTTTTTAGGCATAGGTTTGATTCCTTCTATAGTATTCTACCACAGATTTTTTATTTTAAAAAACACATTCGCGCGCGTGGACCGAAATTTGATAGTACACTTTATCTCTAAATAAAATAAAAAGTGTACCATAAAGTGTCCACCCTAAAGTCATATATACCAACACTTCTAGACCAAAAGTACACTTGGTACACATTATCCAGAGAAAAAATAAAAAAAAAATAAAATCTGTCACAGAATACTATAGTACTGTTTTTTTGTACTTCTTAGCCACATTTTCGCCATACTTTCGCTCGTATTCCGCCTCAATCTCTATCATAAGGTCCGTGATCCCTGATTCGTCCATCTTGACCACATGAGCCATGGCGCTTGAAACAAGGTCTTTTTGGTATTTTACAGCCTTATTCCTTACTTGAACTTGGTCTATTCCCCACCTCGTTTGATCTGTCATTAAAATCCTCCTCTTTCATTGGTGTTGTTTTTTCTTTCTCATCAAATTGTAACTCATGAAACATATCTAAACGTTTCAGGAATTTGTGTTTCCAGGACCTAAGTTCTGGTCCTTCTACCTTAAATTCTTGATAATATAAGTCAGGCGTGCATACCATGATAACTCCCTGCTGTATCTTACTTCCGTAGACATAGTCATGAGCCATGGCATAGGCTGCGATTTGTAAATAATAATCTTCGATCCATTCCTTCTTTTTAGGACGGTTAGCTTGTTTGAAGTCAACAACAGTCTCAAGATCGTTATGCGAGCATACAAGGTCTGTTTGGCCCGCGTATAGGCCTGGATAATGTAACGTAACTTCCGACCCATAATACTCCGATACTGGCGCAAGACCAATCTCCATAATTTTATCGGCCATGGGACGCGCCTGGCATCCGAGTTCTGTAAGATCATCGTAACCAACGCCCGTGACATAAGATTCGAGGAATTTATGCATACTGGTGCCCCGTGCACTAGATACATTCTTGATACGTTCTGCGTTTTCTTCACCGACTTTAGCCTTCCATTTTTTTAAAAAATCTGTATTTTTCGTAGCGCCTAATATCGTAGTTACACTAGGAAGTCTATAAGAACTTATCTCATAAACACGTTTTCCAGTATCTGGGTCCGTGATTTGTTTACCGTCGATGTAGTTGTATTTATTACTTTTCTTCATCTTTACGTTCTTTCTTATTTTTTAGAGATTGTCTGTAACTCTCATCCAAGTCACGTTGCTCTTGTTGTAGTTTGTTAAAAATATCTCTATAGTTCTCACGATATTTATCATTCGCTGGTCGTGACTTACCATCCCATTTTTCTTTTTTACTCATAGTTTTTTCTGTAGTTCTTTGACATACTCTTCGTCTTCTAATCTTTGTTTGTTACGTAAGATCTTTGTGTGTTTACGCCAAGCCCACGCATTTAACATACCTGCCCATTTCATAATAAAATGTAAACCATTATATATAAATTTATCTAACATCTTTTTGTATCATCCTATATTCGTCTAGTGATATTACATTAGTCTTCAAAGCAAGTGAAGTGTAATGTTCTATAACCTGTTGTATTTTAGGTAATTTAGTATGAGCAAATGGCCATATCAAACAACACACATAGTACGCATCACGAAACGTGCAACGCCATCTGTATTGTTTAAGATAAGGTGTACCATCAACTCTCTTACCTTTTACTTTCTTAGGTGTTAGTGTACCAACACCTAATACTTCATGCACCCACATCAATACACTACGGTCAGTCATAGTGATCTCCATCGATAAACGCAAGCTATTAGAATATCTATAGCCTGGTTTACCTTTGTGTTTCTTTTTCTTTTCAATGCCGCGTCTTATATGTATGGACCCTTCTCCGTCAAATAGTCCTGCAATATACGCTTTGTCTGTATCAGGTATCATCTATCTACCACCAATCTTAACACAGTTGTGTATGGATTAGGACTTAGATCTCTAGTGCACTGAGTAAGAAGGACCATCAATACCAATATCCCCAGTATCTTCATAATCATAAATCTCCCCTTGTGATTCACAGTCCCAACATTGATGAACCATATCTTCTTTTTCATAAATGCATGCAACTTTTACATAGCCATTACCTTTACAGGTAGGACATACGTAAACCTTCTTAACTTTTTTTGAACTTGCCATTTAATTTCTTCGCTTTCTCGTTTGCTATTGCTTCTATTGTCTTTGCTACTGATAATTTTGCATCGGGCAATATTACCTTTGATAACTTATCTAAAGTAGCGTATGTTTCTTTACTTAAAGAAACGTTTTTGTATTTAGTCATGTCTGTCATGTTATTTCCTTTCATGTTAAGATAGACTATATAGTGCATTATGTAGGATTGTCAATGACAAAATTTATTTTATTAATGTTAGTTTGTAGTGGTATCCCAGGAAATGACTGCAAACCTATACCCACACCTATCACAGAGTTTGATACCTACCATGAATGTATTTATTTTGGTTATGACTACTCAAGTATTTTATTAAAAGAAATGACTCCAGAAGCCGTGGATGAATACGAAATGTATACTAGATTTGACTGTAAAGTTGACAAGATAATTTAATTATGTTATCGGATTAGATCTTCTCACCATAAACCTATCCCACAATATTTCCCCTCTTTAGGGATAGGTGATTTTAATTCATATCAAACCAGCTGCTTTCCGTGCACGTACTCACAGCCGGCCAAACTCCAGGTTGCTACCTTGCGGTCATCGCTAACGTACAGGGAAATGCCATCGGCAAGATTTGGACGCCCTTGAGCTTTCAAATTTTATTTACAAATACAACCGTAAAAGTTACCACTGCCATCATTCATGACATGTAGATTTAAACTATCGGCGTACGTTGTTAGTTTTAGTCTTAGTATCTCGCACACGTCCATGCAGTTTACTTCTGCCAATAATGAGATATGTGCCGTCATCTCTTTTGTGACAACTACTAACTGATACAATCCGTCGTTCTGTATTATTAGTTCCATTATTTATTTTCTTGTCTAAGTCTTCTGTTTGCTTCACCATAAGTTGTACCTAAGTTTATTATTTTAGTTAAACTTTTTGCTTTTAGTTCTGCATCAACTCCATAAGATCTCCATGCTTTTTTCATTAGATTAAGTTCTAATAAAAATGTAGACCACTGACTTTGTGATGCACCACTAACATTTATTGTTACTGTTTTCATATTTCTTCCTTTCATTCTTTCTATATAGGATACTAATGGATGTTTGTCAACCCTGGCCTTTATATCTTTTTTGTGATTTTTGGCGCTTTTCTTGCTTATTTTTATTTTTTT